GACTGCATCGCCGCCCTGAACGTAAGAAAAATCCCAGCCGCTGATTTGACCCTGATACACGGCAGAGCCAGCCGTTTGAATCGTGACGTCACGTCTAGGCAGAATCTCGCCGAAGAATTGACCAGCGGTGAACGTGGGGTCAAAGTCTCTGGTGCGATTGTCCAACTCGACTGTTGCCACACCTGCTTGAAACTTATTGTCAAGAATCCTTGACTTGCCACGCTTGACCGATACGAAACGAACGAAGTCAGTCACATCAGTCGGCACGATGCCGCTGAGTGTGTAGTCGGTGTTATCTAAAACACCACGTACCGAGTCATCGAGTGTGAACGAAGATGCAGTCGATGCTTCGAAGCCGATTGAGACTGTGGTGGTAGGTGCAGGCATTAGGCAGTCGCAAAGACTTGACCAGATGTGCGTTCGTATCGCTTGATTGCTTCGACTACGGCACGGCCCGTCTCTGCGTTGGTCGATAGTCCGGGGTTCACGGTGATGTTGTAGGTGCTGCCTAATCCATTTGCGCGATTGAGTGGAATTATCGCTTCGGGGCCGGCTTCACCGACGATTCCCAATGTAGCTGATTTGACGATTCCACCCTTTGCGAAAAGTGGCATGCCGGGTCTGACACCTAAGAATGAATAATCAATCTCAGCAAACTTCGCAGCAACTTCCGCCAGAGCTGCTGCGCCTTCTGGTGTCGATGCTTCGGCTACGACTCTATTTTGAGCAGCACCGCCGCCGAATCGATTTACATCTGTGAACCCCAGCATTGGTGCGCCGCCGCCACCACCACCACCACCACCACCGCCGCTGCCGCCGCCGCCGACATTGATTCCAGAAAGACTGATGCTTCGATTTAGTGCGTCTGCCAGCGAGTCGATGACGCTCATGATTCCATCGAATAGAAAGCCGCCGGGGCTTAGAGCATCGATGAAAGATTCAGCAAACGAACGCGCCATGTCGAACCCTGCCTGCTCAAACTGAAAACTTGACTCTGCTTGAATCGTATTGGCTATGGCAGAAACGGAATCGACGGCTCTGGTGGCATTGTCATCAAGACCCAAAACCAGACCATCGACCAGACTCTCACCGATGTCTTCAAACACACGCGACGGTGAGCTGATTTTCAGAATCCTTCGAATCGGGGCAGGTATCACGTTATTGACCCAACGCGAAACTTCCGTCGATATGTAACTGGTCAAACTCTGCATTCCGCGCCAGAGACCCATGACAATATCGCGCCCAGTATTGAACAGCAGATTGCTTGCGTTCGAGAATGCGCCTGAGACCGTGCTGGTGAATCCCCTGACGATGCTCATGGCCTGTGAGAATCCGCTGACCAAATCAGCGGTGAATCTTCTGGTGGCGTCCGACGTCTGTCTGAATATCTCTATAACCCTAGTTGTGACGTCAATCAAAAACTGCATTACCAGAATGACTCCACGCAATACATTGATTAGCACCTGCAAGCCATTTTGAATCAAGAAAACCAAGACTGGCGTCAGTATTTGCGAGACCATGCTGGCAAAGCGCATGAATGCATCTGCTAGTGCTGCCAATGCTGGTCTGTTATCGTCAATGAACTTTTTGACCATCGTCAAAGACGTGCCGATGGCGTTGCTAATCAACGGCCAGATTCGCTGCACCAACTGACGAAAATCTTCATTATTTTTGTAAAGAAAAATCACACCAGCAGTCAATGCCGCCAATGCTGCGATGGTGATTCCGACTGGCCCGGTAAGGGCTGTGAATGCTGCCGCCATGCCGACGATGCCTGTCTTGATGGCGATGAATATGCCGATGAGTTTGCCGACTATCAGAAGCACCGGCCCGATTGCAGCAGCGAATGCGGTGACGGCAAGAATCGCTGTCTTGATTCCGGGGTCGAGATTCTTGAATGATTCAGTGATTCGTTCGATGAATGGAATGACTTGCGGCACTAGCGTTTCGCTCACGAATCTTGCGAATGAGTCCAACAATGGCAAGACGGCCATGCCGATTGAGTCGGCCACCTGCATCAGTGAGAGTTTGATTCGCTGAAAACTGGACGCACTTGCAGCGGCAGTGTCACCCAACTGACCTTCAATTGCAGAAAGCACCATGTCTTGTGCGGCGAGTAGATTGCCAGATTCCACCAATGCTTTGATTTTCTCTTTTTCAGTCTCGGTGAATGTGATTCCAGCACGGCTCAATGCTGTGATGCCTTTGATTGGGTCATTCAATGCCTTACCTAATTGCACGGCATTACTTGTGGCTTCACCGAATCCGGCAGCAGCCATGTTGAGTGCTGCCATTGTTGCCCTGTCGAAAGCACCACCTGCTTCACCCACACTTGCGGTCAATTCTTTGAATGTCGCCAGTTTGGTTTGTGTTGCCTTGATGACGTCAGCATCGATTGCGATGGTTCGTTCAAGCTCTTCGGCATAATTTGAGACACGCTTCGTGGCATCACCGAAACCCATTTCGGTCAAAACTGCGTCTAGTTTGCGATTCGCAATTTCAGCGTCTTCTGCGCCCTTAGCGAATCCCAGAAGTGCCGCACTACCAGCCAGAATCGGCAAAGTCAGATTCTTGGTAAGCGTTCCACCAAACTTGGTCATCTTCTGACCGAGTGACTGCGATTGTTTATTTACTACTTGGAAAGCACGCTCAGCAGATGATGAATCGCCAAGAATCTTGACTGTGATTTGACGTTCGTTAGCCATTAGATGAAGCCTTCTTCAAAGCATCGCCGACGGCATCGAGATAACGTCTGTAAATATCGCCGCCCATTCTTTTTACGGTTGGAAAGAAAAAATATCCAGCGTTTCCACGTCCGGCTCTGGGTGAGCGTGGCGGAAACTGTGGATAGGCAGTCGAACCAAACTCAGCACCAAAAATCAAATCACTGCGTGTGACCCTTCGACCACTTCGGCTGGTGCGAAGTGTCTGCGTGCCGCCTAGTTTGATTGTCGGCACACGACCTGCCGCAGTCACGATGCCCTGTGCTGCCAATGATGCCTGTTTGCCTTGCCCAGCGGCAGCACTTCGAGATTGGTCTGCAATTTCTTTGGCCAAAGTGCGGCTGGCATTGTTGATGTTCTGTCTGACGTCTTTGGGGAATCGACTGAATGAGCGTGTGAGTTGGTCTAAGCCTTCAATCTGTACCGCACCACGCGCCATGTTTCACCTTCTCGGTTTGTTCATTTCTGTCGCCTTCCAGCGCAGATAGCGCAACATTGTGAAAATCATACGGTCACTTTCGAGCATCAATGCCGATGGCGCGATGCCTGTCTCACATGCTAGGGCTGCGATTGTCCAGCTTGCGCTTGACTCTCCAAAGGGACTATCTCATTAGTCTCGCTTCCCAAATCGACTGAATCAACGTCGGTAATCCATTCGTCGAACATCTTTTTAGTTTGATTCTTTCTTTTGAGTGAGTGCCATGCCAGCCAACAAATGTCGGTATACCGAAGTTCGGTCTCAAACTTAGCCACGCTGCGGCTGAATTGTGACTCGAAGGCCACAAAGTCAGCCGCAGACGCAACTTCATTAACGGTCTTGCCACTCTCGTAAGTGACGCGCAGGTTTAGTTTCACGTTATGCCGTGCCCCTGCTCACAGTGCCTGTGGTCGGCCACGATACGGAAATGGTCGCGATGTCGCCGACGGACGATGCAAACGGCTGGTATTGGTTCACCAAGCAATTCGTGGTGTAACTCGGGTTCGTTGCCGAAACTGAGCTGCTGGTCGGCACTACCACCACAGTCGCGATGGTGTTGTAAAGTGGAAACAGAGTCGCGTCCACTTCACCTGCTGCGAAGTCTTGGAAGAAGGTCAGGGTGATTGTGCCCGTCTTCAATCCACCGACTCTGGTTCTGAAAGTGTCACCGAAAGCAGTGGTCTCTAAATCGTCGCTTTCCAGCGAAAGTTCGACTGATTGCAAACGGTCAGAGAGATTATTGCCGTTCACGGTGACTTTGTAATCTGTTGCTGCGAATACTGCCATTTTTTTTGCTCCTAATCTGCCAGCACAGAGACTTCAAACTCTGCACCCATGTAGGTAATCTCGCCAACCACAATCGACTGGTAAGCAGTCATCTCACTCACTCGAACGTCGCTGGCGACACCACCCAAAGTTTTGTCACCTTCGATGGCTAATTTGATGCTACTAGCACCACTAGAAGATGCAAAACCGTCAAGAAGTGACTGAGAGATGCGTTCACTCACCTGCCCCACGATGACTTGCACCGTGAACGTGTAGGTCAGCACCCCACGCGAGAATGCCGTGTCATAAGACACGCGCTGTGGAATGACTATCGCGATTGGTGGGTTTGGTTGTGCCGGCATGGTTGCGGCGTTTCGCAGACCAGAGATTGTCGCCAGTCTGGTGGCAATGCCGGTGCGCAGTTGGCTGATTGATGCCACTAGTAGATGCCACGCATTCTGCGATATGGGTCAATCATCTGCGCCACGTCTGGGTCAAGTGAACGGCCTACACGAACCACGCCTAAGTCACCGAAGCCCAAAACCCCCAGCGGCGAGTCGAGTCGCTTGAAGATTCGCAGCGATTGAATGACGCATGCCTGTTCGATTGGGTCAGGTATCGCTGGCCAACCCCATTGATTTGATGTGACTCGCACCAATGCTTCACCGTTCGACATTGGCCAGAAGTAATCGCCTACAGCTCGAATCGTGGTGTAAGGCCAGCCAGTCAGACCATCGGCGATTTGGTTCAATGGTTCTAGTTGGTAGTCAGTCGAATCCCATGTGGTATCAAAAGTGCCATTTGCTTGTGTGTCGGATTTGATTATTAGACCAGCCGTGCCAGCCATATCGTCAATTTGCACTAGAAAATCATTGCTGGCTGCATAGATTCGAACCGCACTACCACCGGCGAAGAATGACCTGCCACAATAACCGTCAATCAGGCGACTAGCCGATTCGATTGCCGCTGTGATTAGAGTATCGTCCACGCTGTCGGTGATTCTGGCAGCCAATTTGACGGCTGAACCTGTTGTGTAGTTCGACATTCAACTCCTAATTTTGAAGCCTTAGATTACTACCGAATCTAAGACGTAATCGATTGCATCTTCGAAGCTCGAACCCCAGTCAGGCTCTTTGGTGTCATCTTCCATGTCGCCTACGATACCAATCGGCAGGTGCTTTTCGGTCTTTTACCCATTGCGGAAACGTGGCATCAATATCTATCTCGGTGAACCAGTCACCAGCCAAATCGTGACCATCAGTCCAGCAGTCAAGCAATTCAGACTCAACGCCTGCCCAGTTCAATTCTTGGTGAGCGAATGAGTTGATTTTGTTCACCAGATATTCGTGGTTTCCCATGCTGGTCAGATGCCAGCCGCCTTCGAGTGTTGGCATCGTGCCACGTTGCCAGCGCAACGAATCTACGTCTTTGCCTTTCAAGTTGCCCCACTTGGCGGCGATGCCGCAAGTTTCCCATTTGTGAAACCAGTGCAAGCTCATGTGTAACTTTTTGAGCCTTATGGCATAGACCAGATTCTCGACCTGCGGAATCAGGGCAGGGTCGAACCATTCGTCAGTATCGGACAGAAACACCACGTCATCGTCATCAAGACCCATCTTCGATAAGAATGCGCCGACTGAGCGTCTCTGGTGATAGTCATTCGCCCACGCATCATTCGAGCCAAGACCTTCAATCGGCTGATAGAGAAACTTGTCTTCGAATGGCTGGAAACGGTCAAAGTGTTCTAAAAACTGATAGACCTTCGGTCTGTTGGTGTAGGTGCGATTCGACTCGATGATGACCATGTAATCGATGTGCGGCATCAGCTCGTACATTCGCCCTTCAAGCATGTCCACTTCGCCGCCGAAGGTTATGGCGTCAATCACCATGTGACGATTCTCTGCCCCCAGTCGCCTTTGTATTTAATGACATAATCATTCTCAATCAACAGATTCGGTCTGCCATGATGCTCGACCACGCCTTTTGCCATGCTGTCAAGTAGGTCATCAAAAGCGATGGTGACCCGTCCGGCGTTGGTCGCATAAGACTCATTCCATTCATATTCGTATCGGATTGATTCAGCTTTAGTCGAGACTGTCGGCACGTCCATCATGCGAATCACGTCCATCTCGTAGATGCCGAAATAACAGCCATAACGTCTAGGGCAGTTGATAAGACAGACCGAGCCTTCTGTAGCGAATAGGTCTGCGATTAGACTTTCTTTCTTGAAGATGATTGAGTCTTGAACCAGTAAGAATCTGTCGATGGTGGTGTTATCCCTAAGCCATTTGATTTTGCCCAGCTCGAAGGTGAAGTCGCTTAGAACCATGACGTCGATGTTAGGCATTGATTTGAGACAGTCATTCAGCCAATGTTCACGACCCGGTGCGGTAGCCACGACCACAATCTCAGTCAAATCTGCCCCGAATCTGTGTGGTCGAAATGTCCAAATCCCTGTCTATGAAGACCAATTGAATGTCATGCTGGTCTAACCATTCCGACGTGAATTGCATCTGTGCGTGGTAGTCGCGTGGCGGTTTCCAATCGCTGCCTATCGCTATGACGTCTGGCATGACGTTCAGAATGGCTGGCTTCGAGTCAGCACCACCCCAGTTCGGAATAACTCGATTGACATATCGGCAGGCTGAAAGCACTTCGTGACGCTCTTCGAATGAGCAGATGGGTTTGCGTTTCTTGAATTGCTCGATGAAGTCATCTTGATTCAGAGCCACCACGACCAGCCCGGATTCGCCTGCCAAATCCCTGCACGCCTTCAAGAATCGAACGTGACCCCTATGAAACATGTCGAACGTGCCGCCTGTGTAAACAATCACGTCCAGCGATTCTTTCTGACAGTCAGCAGACTCCATTCGCCTGCGCTTATGTCACCCAATGCTTTCTTCTGCTCGAAGAATGCCCCATTACTCTGAAAAGTCACATTGTTTCGACTTATGAAGTCATTCGACGAATGCAGAGTCGATGAATTGGCATGTTCGACCTGCACGCCGGAATCGATGACTGGAATGCCCATCACATTGCAGCGATGATGGAAGTCATTATCTTCGAAATAGGCAGGATAGATGCCTTCACAGAAAAGACCGACCCACTCGATGACTTTCTCGCCGACTGTGAAGCAGAAGAATCGACCCGGCACACCTGACAGCACCACAGCATCAGTCTTGGCCTGCTCATGGATTCTTTGCAAGCCACCAGCCGGAATCGCCACATCAAAGTTACTGATTAGCCAGTAATTAGCCAATGGCGTAACCTTGATGCCTAGATTCCAACTAGCAGACACACCAAGATTGAACGGCAAGCTGACTACGCTCACCGATTCCACGAAGTCAGACTGAATCGATGGTTTCTGGTTGCCATTGTCGATGATGACCAACT